ATATTACAACAAATATTAATTTGCGTGAACGATCTAAATTGCAACAACAAATTTTAGAATCTGATTTACAAACTAGAGAATCTGAATTAGAAACATGTTTAGATCGACAAGAACTATTTAGCAAAAACGAAACAGCAATTAAACATAATGAAACGGTTGATGAATTAATTGAGGCATGTAAATCAGAAATTATTGTGTGCACTACTGATATAAAATTAATTCAAGAACAAATTAAAAACATGTACGGAGCTATTGAAGTAGCAAAAACACATAAAAGTATTGCCCTAGAAAATTTAGAAAAATATCAACAATTAGAAATTGAATATAAAGCATATGAATATTATCTAGATTCAGTTAAACGAGACGGCATTGCCATGGAACTAGTGGTTAAAGCACTTCCTAAGATAGAAGTAGAAATTAATAATGTGCTCAATCAGATTGTTGAATTTAATATGGTATTAAATACAGACGGAAAAAATATTAATGGATACATTATTTATGATGAAGATAATTATTGGCCATTAGAATTAACTAGCGGAATGGAAAAGTTTATTGCATCATTAGCAATACGTATTGCATTAATTAACGTGTCAGCACTCCCTAGACCTAATTTCATTGCAATAGACGAAGGTTGGGGTAGTTTAGATGCAGAGCATATATCTGCTGTAGTAAATTTATTTGAATATTTCCGAACTAAATTTGACTTTTCAATTATTATTTCGCATGTAGACTCTATGCGTGATATGGTAGATAATTTGATTGAAGTAAATAAAATAAACGGATACAGCAAGATTTTACATACTTGATATTTATATAAAATAAGTGTTAAACATGAAAAGAAAAGAACCAATACGTAAAAATTTACAAACAGTACCGGTTTATTTTGAAGATAAAACAGAAACCTCTCCGGAGTATTTTAGAATTACTAAATTTCCAAATCAATTAACATCAGGAAAAAATCTAGTTAAATTATCAGGTCATCCTACAAATTTAGCAATTAATTCAATTGTAAATTTGCAAATATTAGATTATAATGGAGATCCTATATATCATGAAATTTTAAATTATTTAGATCAAGATAAATCTAGAGCAATTGCAATTTATGTATATGAAGATACGCCCCCAGGCCTGGCCACAATGACTATTATAGCAGAAGCAGCTGTCATTAATGGTGAACCGGTACCGCCGGAATGGCAAGGAAAATCAAACATTAAATGGACCAAACAACTTCCAATTAATCCATTAACGCCAAACATTAGTGAAATAATATATGAACGAGTTCCTGAATTATCAGTAGGAGAATTAATTAGCACACAATTTGATAGAGTATATGTAAATGCACCAACGTTTGCCTCAAACCATTCTGAATACTACAAACAATTTCCAACTTACACAGGCTCACTTAATACAGGCCGTGTACAATATATTAAGCAAAGTGGCGATCCGGTAATAATATTATCAAATGCTTCATTTACTAGCGATATGGTTAATGGAACATTAACTGTGTCTAACCCAGCAACGCCATTGCCTAATCCAAATTATCCAGTATCAACAACACCATATGTAACTACCATAAAAAAAATATTATCTACAACAACAGCGTTAGTAGATACAGTATATACTGCATATAGCAGTCAAAGTATATTATTACACACATACACTTCATTTGCAAACTCTACATTTTCGTTACAATATGAAACAACGCCAACATATGTAGTTACACAAAATTCGCAATCGTTTGCAAACATACAAATTAATGGTCTAGATCCTGATACAGGAGACGTTTCTGATTTTAAACTTTACATAAACAACTCCGGAACTATTGGAGATTGGGAATTAATTAATGATATTGCATTAACTGAAACTAATATATTTACTGATCAATTAAATTTAATTGAGCCATCAAAACCTATAACAAGATTTAAATCACAAAATATTATCAACACATATTGGACTTCATCGATATACCAAAACGGTAGTCTATTTTCTGTTCCAACATCGTTTACTAGTTCATTGCTAACATATTCAACGTCATCATTAATAGATGCCATGAAAATATCTAGTTCTATTAGTTTAGACGCTAGAACTTCGGTGCAAGTTGTTAGAATAAAACCAGAGTATGTTGGTATATTTCATGAAGAGACTTCATATAAAATAGTGTTTGATGCAATTGGAACCAAAACCGGTTCGCAGGCACCTGTGCTATCAATATATGTATCAGGCAGTGCATTTTATGAAAATCCCACTGACTTTTTCAATCAAACATTTACTCCTAAGTTTGGAAAAAAAATTGGAGAACTTACTGTAACAGGCGAAAATCAAAGATTTGATGATAAAGTTTTTAGCTTCGAATCAGATTATACAGGAACCGGTACATTGATGTTTGTGGTTGAATCTGGACAATGGCAAGTGTCAGATGTTCGAGTAACTACAGACAATGATGCAGGATATTCTCCCAATTATACCAATTTATATACAATCATTCCGACTAAACATAAATCTCAAAATCAAATTTCATTTAAAATTGAGTATTACAATGTTAACGGAGAAAAAAGTAAACAATCTTCGTATTTATATGGCGAAAATTGGGAAGGTGGCAATCATTATATTGATGGTGATTATTCATTGATAACTGGATCAACATATGCTAGTAGTCATTACGGTAAAGGAGTAGAATTAGGTGGCGGTAAATTAGGATCGGCTGGATTTTTGCAATCTGTTGGTTTTAGTCCACTTAATCCAACCTATGATGCTATTAAAAGAGAGTATAACGATCCGCAGATAAAACCAGGATGGATATTATCTTCAGGGTCAATAGCTGGAGTTGCAGGCGACAGCCCAAAAGGCCAATTTTTAAGCAATAATGGAAATTATATAACATTAGGTGCTGATGGGATAAACGGAGCTTCAAGTAACATGTGGTTAGGAGATAGACTTACTGCATATATTGCAATTGGTGAAACTGGTTATGGACAATACAGCGGAGGACCTCCACATACAAACTTGAGCGGATCACAGGGATTTAATCCTGGCCCGGGCCAACTTGCAATATCTTCTAGTTGTTTTCATGTTCCACGCGCCGGCGGCCAAGTACAAATATGCAACTTATTTTCACCAAGAATTAGTGGATCATTGCATGGAACTGCATCGTGGGCTATAAATGTAGTAAATGGCGGAAGCAACAGCGGAAGCGACTATACAATTGCAATACATTCATGTACACTTCCAATAGCGCGAACAACTAGTTGGTATGACTATAACACAACTTGGATAGGTGGAGCTAATCATTATGATAAAGGTACTACCGAATATCCAAAAAATGGCGAGCTACAGGGAGCAGACTTGCAGCACACGTATGAAGGATGGAGCAGTGGCAAATGGAATATAGGAGTAAAAACTAGTTTAAATGATCCAAATGGAGCCAACAAGCAATTCCGATTTTTTGCATACCAATTAACCAGTTTAATTCCAATATCACAAGATACAAAACATATATATTTAAATGGTCTTTGGAATCAGTCCGGAGTAACTGCTGGCCAGTTTCAATATCTGCATGTTAGACTATTTCATTTTAGATGTAACGATTTTGTAGGGCTTGTCCCAGGAGCAGGTGGGTCAACAGGCTACGTAGCAAAGGCAGCATTCTGGGACACAGAATATAATGCTACACCAGTTAACAACGCTGGCCAAGCAGCTAAATGTTTTGACTATTTAATAGATATGACCGCCGCAAATAGTGGACAAGGCCTATTAATAGGAGATTTTATAGCAATCGGATTCTATATAGATGATACTGATTCCCCGGGGTATGACACAAGCAAAGGTGACTCGTATAATAATATATCATATTCCTTGAAATCTGCAACCTACAACTTGGCCAGGTATGGAAAATAGAAATAAAAAATTAAAATACATATTAAACTATATATATAAAATATGAACAATATAACAGTACTTTTTCCAGGCGGATTTAAACCTATAACAGGTGCACATTTAGCATTAGCACAACGTTATGCTGAATCTCCAATAGTAAATCAAGTTATACTATTAATAGGTCCAACAGATCGATTTGGTATTACAAGAAAACAAACAATTGCAATGTTTAATTTGTTAAACAATAATCCAAACATACAAATACAATCTACTTTATTTGATTCTCCAATAACTGCAGCATATGAATATTTGTTTGCACTACCAGAAGATGATACCGGACAATATGCTATGGCTGCGTCTACAAAAGGAAACGATTATGTTAGAGTAAAAACATTTGTGGCTAATGTCGACAAATACATAAACATTGGAGATAAAAGTGGACGACGAATTCCAATTGGTGTTAATGCAACAGAAATAAGTATGAATGTTGATCCATTAACATATGATAACGGAGACCCAATATCAGCTACAATTGTTCGACAATCAATTCAAGATAATGATTTTGATACATTTCGTTCCTCATATCCACAATTTGAAGATGCACTAGTTAAAAATGCATGGCAAATTTGCAAAGGAGTTCAGGAGGCATTATTTTCAAAAAATTGGTGGATCAACAATTTGCAGGAAGAAGTAGACGAAGTTTTTGCAGCAACAATGAATAATGCTGAAACTGCAAATCACAAAAAAAAGATCAATAAACTTAATAAATTTTTAGACCGCAAACAAGATGCATCATTTGTTTATGATTTTGATCAATTTCCTAAAACAGTAATGGGAGTACCATTAATGGAAGGTGGTGCGGCAGGACATATGGCACACCCATGGGATGATCATGGATTAACTTTTAATGATATGAAAGAAATTGTGTCTAGAGCATTAGAAGGACGTTTAGATATAGAGCAAGCAGTAACTGAAAAAACTGATGGCCAAAATATTTTTGTAACTTGGAAAAACAATGAAATTGGATTTGCACGAGGATCTGGAACTATAACTAATCCAATGACAACGTCCGAAATTATTGCAGATTTTCAACGCAAACAACAAAAAGCTATAGCAGAAAAAGGGGCTGAAGCGGGAGCAAATTATCAACCAGTAGTAGATGCATATCAAGCTTGTGCTGAAGATTTAACACAAGCATTTAACGCTATTCCTGAAAATACTTTGACTCAAATATTTAAAAATGGACGCGTATTTGCTAACATGGAAATTATTTATCCAGCAACTAAAAATGTAATTGCATATGATAAAGCTCATTTACAATTTCATAATTTAGTTGAATATGATGAAACAGGAAAAGTAGTTGAAACTGATTTAACTGGTGGTGCAACCATGCAAAAAATCATTGAAGATGCAAACGCACATATGCAAAAAACATTTTCATTTATTCCGCCGCAGCGTATTAAATTAGGCCAAGTATATGATTTTGAAGATCAACAAGCAGCATTCTTTAGTGAAATTGCGCAATTGCAAACAAAATTTAATCTTAAAGAGACAGATGTAATCAGCGAATATCATAAATCATGGTGGCGAGATGTTATTAAATCAAAAGCTCAACAATTGGGATATGATATTACAGACGAGTTAGTTGACACATTAATGTATCGATGGTCATTTAATGATAAATCAACAAACATATCCATACTTAAAAAACAAATTGTAAACCCGGAATTTTTAGCATGGGTTGATGAGTTTGATAAAAAAGATTTTAAACAATTTAAAAAACAAAATTTAGAACCATTTGAATCAATCTTTTTGCGATTAGGAGTTTTGGTATTGCAAAATGCAACCAATTTTCTAGCAGCAAACCCAGATCAAACGGTTCAAGAAATAAAAACAGAATTAGCTCAACTTATCAAAGATTTGCAAGTCAAAGGTGATGCTGCTACAATACAAAAATTAGAACATGAACTAAGACGCATACAAAAACTAGGAGGGTTTGATGCAATTGTTCCAACTGAAGGCGTTGTATTTACATTTCAAGGAAATACATATAAAATGACCGGAGCATTTGCACCAGTTAATCAGCTTCTAGGAGTATTGAAATATACACGATAACATATTTATATAAAAATGGAATATTAAAATGGCAGAAAAACACAAAAGCAAATACAAAAAACCAGTAAATGCAAAAGCTACAACACGTAAAGATCTTAAAGATTATACAATAGATGATAAAAGTAATGGACTAAATCCATTTACAACTGGGGATAAGCATCTAGGTACATTACGTAAAACTGACAAGATATTTCAGGATGATGGTAAAATGTATCCAACATATGCTGCCGATGATCGATTATACAAAGATTTAGAAGATGGCGAGTATGATCCAAAAACTGCTGCAAAGCGTCTTAAAAAACGACAAGACGACGAAGAAAAAAATGTTAAAGATGTTCTTAAAGATAAAATTGAAAATTTAACTAGAGAAGGAAAAGAACAACTAGTTAGAGAATACGTACGTAGAAAAATAGTTAAAATTTTAAACGAACAACCTACACCGGAAGAAGAGCCAGAAGTTCCTGAAGCTCCAGCACCTGAAGCACCAGCACCTGAAGCTCCAGCACCTGAAGCACCTGCTCCCGAAGCTCCTGCTCCCGAAGCTCCTGCTCCTGAAGCTCCTGCTCCTGAAGCACCTACACCGGAGGCACCAGCGCCTGAAGCACCTGTAGACCCGAATGCACCTGTAGACCCGAATGCACCAACAGCAGACCCAGAACAAAAAGAAGCTTCAGGTATTTTTGCACTTAGGAAATGGTTAGAATATTTAAAACTTAAGCAAGAAAAAGGTCCGTTGTCATTAACTAAACATGCAATTGCACCATTTGCTGCAACAATAAAACAATTGAGTCCTGAAGATGCTGAGTTAGCTAAAGAATTAGCAATAAAACAGATAAAAAATATATCAATTGAAGATAAAGAAAAAAAATAATTTATAAATATGTCTAAAAAGTTACAAAATATTAAAGCCGTTCAACAAATGATTGACGGAGAACACAAGTTTCAGTCAAAAAAAATTACAGGTTTTATTGATGCAAAAGACGAAGCAATTAAAAATAAACGTCACGTAATAGGAGAAGTTTGGGAAGAACAAGATGCCACCGGAAACAAATTTGTTATTGAACAAAAAGATGGATATCGAGTTAAAAAAACTAAAAACTCTGAAGCATTTAACGAACTACGAGCTGAACTAAAATCATTTCCCAATTGTCGAAAAGACATATGTACATGCTTAGGTACACATCATATAGATCAAAAAATGCGTAAAGTGCATGGAATGTGTTTTGATTGTACAATTGATATGGAACATGAATTAAAAAAAGCTGGAACATATAAAGAATATGAACAACAAAAAATGCGGGAAAATGCAGAAGCATGGTTAAAATCTGCAGAAAGAGATGTTGCGTTATTAAAAGAAACATATACGCAAGCATCACAATTTGTTAGTAGTACCAATGGAGATATTGAAACGTGGAAAGAAAAAATGACTCCAGAAGAATTTGAGACTACAATTCAAACTGAATTCAACAAATTTAAAGAAAATTTTTTAAAACAACTAAATGAAACACAAGATGAAAACAATTAAATTATATTGGCAATGGATCGTAGCAGCCATTATTGGACTTATTGGTATACTAACAATAACACAAACTCAACGTACTAATAAAAAATTAAAAAAAACTACAAAGAAAATTTCTGATAATAAACAACAATTTGATGAATTGCAAGGAAAAACAATAATATTGGATGAACAATCTGATTTATTAGTTACTGCAATTGATGAACAAAAAACAAAAATTGATCAATTAGAATCAGAACCAATCAAAGTAGAATCAACAACAGCAAAAAATGCTAAACAAAATATTTTAAATAAAATTCGTAAAAATAAAAAATAGTATATGAAACTTCTAGCACTTATATTATTAATTCCATTCAGCATATTTGCACAAAAAACAAAGCCTGATACATGTTTTACACAACAAGAATTAATTGAAATATCAAATTTAATAGATTCATTATCATTTGCTGATGAAAAAAATACTAGCATTATTACTGAATATAAAATATTAGTAACGCAACAAGATACTTTGATTAAACTAAATACAACACAAATATCTTATAAGGATACACAAATTAAATTGTTACGAGACAACATTGATTTGTATGTAGAACGAGAAAAATCATTGCAACCAAAATGGTACAATAAAAATACATTGTGGTTTGGTGCAGGATTTGTTTCAGCGTTTGGCGTTGGGATACTTGTCAATCAACTTATAAAATAAACATAATGTCTACCAACATAAAGCAGATAATACAGCAACAATATTTAATGTGTGCTAAAGATCCTGTATTTTTTATGCGTATTTATTGTTATATCCACCATCCTAAACGAGGAAAGAGTAAATCTAATTTATTTCAATTCCAGGAAGATTCATTAA